GATGGCGAGCTTGCGCTTCTCGGTCTCATACTCGGCCAGGTATTTCAGGCGGAGGTCGATCAGCTCGGCGAGCGGCGTCCGCGCCAGACTTACACCGTTGATGCTGTAGCTTTCCTGGTCCTTGGACGCGCGGCCCTCGATGGTCGCCTCGATCGCGTCGAGGACCGTCTTGACGTGCGACCGGCCGTCGTGCGTCGCGGTGACCTCGAGGTCGGCGCGGACGATCAGGCTGCCGCGGTCGAGGGTGAACCGCTCGCCGGCCTTGGAAACGTAGCCGATGTAGAACAACTCGCCGGCGTTGGCCGACCAGGCCGTGGTCACGCCGGCCGCGATCTCGAACCGGTGGTAGCTGCCGTTGGTCGAGCCGGTGACCTGCGCGTCGATCGTGCCGGCGGCGTTGACCAACTCGTAGAACCCGGACCAGGAATCGGCCGGGAGGTAGTCGGGCCAATCCGCATCCCACTTGATCGTGTCGCCCGCGCGGATCACGTCCGGCGCGCCGATCGGAACATCTGCTGCCATGGCCTTCCTTTCCTCCGCGGTTCTTGGCCGGCGCGGAATCCCGCGCGCTCGAGGCCAGCCTAGCGGGCTAGAACGGCTGGACCCAACGGCGCCGGCGCTTGGCCTTGCGCTTGGCCTTGCGCTTGGCCGGCCGCGGCTCGCCGGCGGCGATCGCCTCGGCCTCGGCCGTCGCCTTCTCGGCGAGCACCGGCAGATTCGGGCGGAGCAGCTTGGCGGCGGCCATGGCGAGGATGCGACAGTCGAGCGCCTCGTTCCGGCGGCGGCCGCGCTTGAGTCGCCAGACGCGCCGCGGGACGCCGCGGTGCGGGAGGGTGACGGCATGCTCGGCGGTGAGCTGGAGGAAATAGCCGGCGTCATAAGCGGCCGGGAAATGGCAATACCCGGGGCCAGGCTCCTCGACGTTGAGCCAGCCGGCGAGGAGGTCCTTGGCGGTGTCGGTGCCGATCGGGACCAGGCTGATGTCCTTTTGCGGGCCGGCCTTGGTCGGCGGGCCGACGATCGGCTTGCCGGCTTGCGATTGGCCCTTGGTCGCAAAGACGCGGCGAACCTGGCGCCGGCGGACGAAGTCATAGACGGCCTCGGGCAGGTAGCCGGAATCGATACAAGTCGCGGCGACGTTGAGGACGCGGCCGTCGGCGGTCTCGAAGTCGCGGGCCAGGACGCGCGCGAGGTCCTCCCACACGTCCGGCTGCTCCGGCACTCCAGGCAGAACGATGTAGTCGGCCGACCAGTTTTCCCAGCCGAGGCCGACGCCCCAAATCTCGAGCTCGTGCCGCGGCGGGTTGCGCTGGACGTCAACGCCGGCGGTCAGGACCAGGACGTCGCCAGGGAGCTTGCGCGCGTCATAGGGTTCGCCGCGCGCGGCGACCGAGTCCTCGTCGGCGCCGTCGCCGTCGTCGGGGTCGAAGGTCTCGCCGAGGACCGTATTGACGAATGTGCGGAGGGTCTCGCGGTCGCCCTTCGCCTCGAGGAACTCCGCGGCGAGGTGGCCCCAGGTGGCGTTGGGGCTGTAGCTGTAGGCGGCCCAGATATGGAAGCCGACGTGGCCCGGCCGGCCGTCGGGGTTGGTCGCGCGCCATTCTCCGGCCTCGACCATCTCGCGCTTGCGATTGTGCGGGATGATCTGGCCGCACTCCTCGCATGCGTAGCCGGCGCCCCACGGATCGCCCTCGGGCCAAACGATGCCGGACCACTTGAGGTATTGGAAGGCGCCGCAGTAGGGGCAGGGGACGAAGTAGCGGCGCTGGTCACTCTCCTCGAACTTGGCCGCGATTCGGCTGCTGCCGGTGATCGTCGGCGTCGAGCCGTAGACGACCAGGCGGTCCCAATAATATTCCGTTCGGCGGAGGCCGAGCTTCAGCTGGTCGCCCTCGGAGGTGGCCGGCGGGTAGCCGTCGATTTCGTCGAACAGGAGCCGCTTGATCGAAAGCCGGCGGAAGCCGGCCGGCGAGTTGGCGCCGACCAGGACCAGGACGCCGCCGGGGAAGTTCTTGCGCGTCATGGTATTCCCACTGTCGCGCGATTTGCTGTCGGCGATCTTGCCGCGGAGCGGCTCGACGTCGCGGATCATGGGCGCGAGCTCGAGCAGGCTGTAGCCTTCGGCGTCGGGGATGGTCGGCTGGACGACCATGACCGGGCAGGGCTCCTCGGCGATCGAGTAGCCGACCAGGATGTTGACCAGCTTGGTGTAGCCGACGCGCGCCGATTTCTGGACGGTGAGGAACTCGGTCGAGGGATCGCCGGACGCTTGAAGGATGCCGCGCTGATACGGCAACGTGGTCCACGGTCCCGGGTTGGCGGCGGACTCCGGCGAAAGCCGGTAGTGCTGGTCGGCCCACTCGACCAGGTCGAGCCGCGGGTCGAGCCGGAAGCCGGCGGCGAAACCGTCGCGGACCGGGTCGAGGGTCACGATTGGAGCAGGACCTGCAGGCCGGTCAGGGCGCGCTCAATCTCGGCGCGGAGGACGTGCGCGACCTCGTCCGGATCGGTGGCCGCGGCGAGCTGCTCGCGGAGCGAACCCGGCAGAGCGAGGAGGTGGTCGCGGACGCCGCGGCATGCGGTCTGCGTCCTGGCGCGGACCTCGTCGGCGCGGACCAGGATGCCGACGCGCTCCTCATACTCGACGCGGGTGAGCCGGGCGCGGTAGGCCTCGCGCACGGCGCGCGCCTCCTGGAAGTTGACGCCGCTGCGCTGGAGCGGCGGCGGCGCCGCCGGCGTGGTCGCCGGCCGCGGCCCGGTCGCCGGCGCCTTCGGCCTCGAGGCCTCGGCGTCGCGCGACATGGCCGGGTCCATGCTCGCCGCCCACTCCTGGTCGGCGAGCTCGGTCAGGACCTTCGGCGGCTTGCCGTCCTCGCGGACGATCGAGCGCGCGAGCCGGCCGTCGCGGATCGCCTTCTGGACCGCCGTGTGTGAGCAGCCGCGGTGGCGGGCGTAGGCGCGGACCGAGACCGGCGCCGGCGCCGGCGCCGGCGGCGCCTTCTTGGCCGGCGCCTTCTTCTTGCGGGTGGCCTTCTTCTTCGCCGGCGCCTTCTTCTTCGCCGGCGCCTTCTTGCGGGTGGCCTTCTTCTTGGCGGCCGCCACTACCCGGCCTCCTCGGTCTCGAGCTCGGCGACCACCGCGGCGAGCTGATCGGCCAGGCCCTCGAGCTCGGCGTCCGAGAAACCGAGGACGTCGGCCGGGACGCCGGCGGCCTGGAGCGCGGCGAGCTCGCCGCCGAGGAGCTCGAGGTCCCAACCGCCGAGCTCCGCCAGGCGGTTGTCGGCGATCGCCAGGGCCTCGGCCTGGTCATCGGCCAGGTGCTCGAGCACGACCACCGGAACCCGCTCGAGGCCGAGCGCGCGAGCCGCGGCCAGCCGCGCGCGGCCGGCGATCACGACCAGGTCGCGGCGGACCAGGAGCGGGGCGACAAAACCGAACTCCTCGATCGCGGCGGCCAGGCGCTCGAGCTGCTCGGGAGGGTGGACCCGCGCCGGGCGGCGGTCCGTCCGGAGCTGCGCGACGGGCCACATGCGGACTCGAAGCGGCGCCAGGTCGGTCACTCCTCGAGCTCCGGGTGGAAGCCGTCGGCGACCAGGCGCTCGAGGGCGTTGGCGGCCTGGAGCGGATCGACCTCGACGCCGTAGGCGACGCGGCCGGTCTGCTCGGCGGCGACCACGATCGAGGCCGAGCCGAGGAACGGATCGAGCACGACCGCGCCCTCGTCGGTGCTGTTGGCGATCAGCTCGGCCAGGAGCTCGACCGGCTTGGCTGCGTTGTGCCACCGGGCGCCGGACGGCACTCGGTTGTGGCGGAGCACGTTGGAGCCGCCGACCACGCGGACGCCGGCGGGCCGGTCGCCCATGGCCTTCTGGGGCGGGGTGCGGTGCGCGAAGGCGACGAACTCGTGCGTGTTGGCGTAGTTGGCGCCGAGGCCGGCGCCGCCCTTATCCCAGACCAGGAGGTTCTTGATCGCCATGCCGCCGACGCGGGCGCCTTCCCAGACAGCGGACCAACTCCGCCAATCGCAGAAGGCGTAGGCGTGACCATGCCAGGGGAGCACGTCGGCGGCGAGCCGCCAGACCTTCTCGAAGAACGGCCGAACGATCCGGTCGTCGGTGACGTCGGAGGCCAGGCCGGAGCTCGAGCCGTAGATTGCGTAGGGCGGATCGGTGACCATGGCGCCGACCTCGCGGCCGTCGAGCAGGGTCGCGGCGGTGCCGGCGGCCAAACTGTCCTCGATCAGCAGCCGGTGGTCGTCGCCGCTCGCCGAAGGGACGCGCCAGACCTGGCCGCCGTTGGTCGCCCACTTCGCCGCGAGCTCGCCGAGCCGGTCGGTGGCCTCGGGGTCCTCGGGCGCCGGCCCGGCCGGCTTGCTCGCCGGCGCCGACGGGTCCTCCTCGAGGAGCGCGGCGAGCTCGGCGTCTGTCCAGGACAGGCGGAGCGCCTCGGACTCCTCGACCAGGTCGCCGAGCTCGGCGGCCAGGAGGTCGGCGTCCCAACCGCCGAGCTCCGCCAGGCGGTTGTCGGCGAGGACCAGGGCGCGGGCCTGGTCCTCGGTCAGGTGGTCCAGGACGATCACGGGGACGCGGTCGAGGCCGGCGAGCCGGGCGGCCTCGAGCCGGGCGTGGCCGGCGACGACCTGGCCGGACTCGCGCGCCAGGATCGGCTGGACGAATCCGAATTCCCTGATCGAGGAGGCCAGGGCCTCGAGCTGCTCGGCCGAGTGCGTCCGCGCGTTGCGATCGTAGGGCTCGAGCTCGCCGAGCCGACGAATCCGGATCTTGCGGGCGAGGGTGATCGGGTCGGGCGGCGGGTTGGTCAACGGTCCGCCCTCCGCTCGAGCTCGCGCCGGCGCCGGCGATCGGCGCGCGCGAGCTGCCGGGCGTAGCGCCGGCCGGTCCGCTGCAGCCACCGGTCGTGCCGGCGGGCCGCGCGGAGCTTGCGGCGGCGGTCGCGGAGGAGCTCGAGGTGGGTCCGGGTGGCGGCGCCGGACCAGGCCGCCGCGATCAGGGCCGAGCGGGCGCGACCGCCACCGGCGCCGCGCAG